CCCCTGCTGAGCAGGGGGGACCGAGATGGTAAGAGTGTGGAATGTTTTTTCGAATTAGCGGCGCTTTGGTGAGATCTTAACTTGTACAAATTCGGAAGCTTCCCCGACCGAAGCCGAGTCGTCATCAGAAGAAGATTGGGGAGCGGGAGCTGCGAGTAAACCGCGAGCAATGCCGACTCCTTTCATGATAGTTTGGACTGGATGATCTTCGAACTCAGAAACCTGTTTCTTCAGAAACTTTTTCAGAGCATTGGCAGCTTTCTTCGCGTTTTTACGCACGAAAGAAGCAAAAGAACCCCCCCCGGTGGCATTTTTATGCACCCAGGCGGCGACCTGTTGGATCACCATCGTCCGTTGATAATGATTGATAGCATGTAAAGCTGGGTAGCGCATGCAAATCTCAGCAAAAACCAAAGCAACTGTGTGGCGTGAACCGATTGCAAACACGGGACGGAACAACCAACTGTTCCCATAACCCACTACGAATTCATAATTGACCGTCACTTCGACGATCCATTTGTCAGTCGCCGCATCGACCGTCTGGAACACCGCAAAGGGAACAGTGTCTACAATACCGTCTGCCGCCATGTTAACACGGCGCATGTCGGTACCCATACAGTACTCCGATCCTGCGGCTGTGGCTCCAAGCGTGCCGGCCCCAAACAATCCTGGGATCCAGCTCAAGGTGAAGTCACAACAATCACCGGAACTTGTAACCCAATTGTCACGGAACGTGGACCACTCATCGGGAGTGGGTCCTACGTCCTGCAACCAAGGAGGCGCGCCAGTGCTTGTGTTCAAATAGATGGGTGCTTGACCAATAATAACTGTGCATCCACGGTTCAACTGCGACCCGGTGTTTGAAAACCGAGCCGAGATGGCGTTGATGCGAAAATAATAAAAATTCGTGGTAAATCCTGTCGTGTTCGGGTCATCTGCATACGTCATGGTGGGAAGTCCATTCGCAAAGGCGGTGGACGTACCAATTTGATCCAACATGTTAGGTTGGATCACCACGAGAGCATACTTATCCGTAGTCACCACAGAATCCTCAATCAAGTTAAGCTCGAAAGAGTAGCGATGTTTCATAGGAACAGACGATGTGACACCGTCTGGTAGCTGACAACAATTCTCTACCTCATGAAGATTCATCATGTAAGCAGCAGAGTTTTGGATCATGGCGCGTTCGGCAGACAACTGCGGCAAACCGCCGGGCTCGACGGCATACAGCTTTGATTTGCTCATTCTTTTAATGTTTTATTCCGTCCGGGAGATTTATATACCCCCTCCCGGGACTGTGCAGTCAACGTCGTCACACGTTGTTGAAGCATAACTAACTAGCTGAGGTGTGTCGTCACTCACTTATTAAGCTAACCTTTTTTCCGATCATGATATTACAGATAATCGATCCTCATCATCTGCAAAAACCCCGGATGGGACACGAAGCCAGGAACCTCAGCTCTACGAAACAACTTCTCCATGAAAGTCACTTCCTCAATACCGAAACCATAGCGCTCGAAAATCATCGCAAGCGCCTCTTCTCTGTCTCCTAAAGTCCAACGCGTGTATTGCCGAGACCCCACCTTCATCTTGTGAGGATTCGACTCAAGCACACGCGCATGTAAACCTCTAAATTTGCCAACGGACCGCAATTTCGCAAGAAACGGTCCCAGCAAGGGATATCCATTGGGAATCGGCCCCAATGAACACGAAAGAGCGTAAGCAGTGTCGCGGATCGCCTCAATCCGCGTTGCTGAGCGCGCGATGATTTCAGGATCATTGCACACTTTGCCCAATTTCAATACTTGACTAGGTAAAGGCCACCACTGCCCCGCCACCCACCACCCTCGTAAAAAGGTGGGGTTTTGAACCCAACCACCGACGATTTCCAAACCCAGTTTGGCAAATGATTCGAAGATATCTCGCTCCGAAAGCAAAACCCAAAACCATGACAACATAGTCACGATGGAGTTGCCTAAACTAGTGGCACCACCGCCAGTCATTCGCACTTGTTCAACGTCAAACACGAATTTAAAGTATTCCTTGTGTCGCGCAATGCAGGTGGCAGTGTAAGATGCCAATTCTGCTAGAGCAACTCGGTCTGTCAATCCAAAAGATTTCATGATCGATACAGCAGCTGCCAAATGACCAATGTGCTGTGACTGGTCAAATTTCTTAAAATCACCTTCAAACCAACGCGGAGGGCTAGCATACATGTCCAAGACAACGGAGTCATCACCCATAAAAATAAGGTGATAACACTGAGGAGTCACTGTGACTCTTTCATACCAGAGTGTCAAGTCCAGGGCTACAATGCCATACGCGAAGTAAAAAGTGAACCTTTTGCCACCAAGAGTGTGTATTTTAGTACCATCAGCGAAATCTGCAAAGCGTCTTGTTACTGGACGCAGTTCAGGCTGAGTGGTCATTTGTACTTCCTCCGGGACATTCATGATGATTCTGGGTTTTTCCTTGGCTAAAGTTTCATCCGTCTTGACAAAAGCCCCCGTCTTTTTCGATGTCAGGGGACCCTGATTCAGATGTTCTTCGCAACGTTCATATTTCCGTCTTTTCTTCGGAACCAGTTTCTGAAACCAAACCAGATCAGGTTTGACAGATTGGTTATTTGTCCGAAAATTCGACAAAAACATGGACGCTATAAAACGCCAAACGCGGACTTGCGCCTCATCATCACTGTACTTCGGCACAGCGAATGTGCGCATTTGCAAGCTGTACACCAAATTAATGATGCTCGTGCGGGGTCTGAAAAGCAGAGCGTTTGTGATCAAAATAGGAAAGACTCGCTGACTTTCAGAATTACCTAATCGAAGGGAATCCCAGTCAACATCTTGAGTGCGATGATAAGTCTTGCCAAAAATCTTCAACTTCACAAATGAATCCGGCGCTGATTGTTCCAGCGACTTGGTCATTTTAAGTGTGATGTTTTGAAGAACTTCTAAAGCAGGCAATGACTCACCAATTGGGAGCGCATAAGAAAAGACACGATCTTCACCATGTTGCCAGCGCTCATACCAAAATTTCCAATTTTCAAACATACGCGCATGCTTCGCGACCTTCCGCCATTGCAAGCAGACCCACGTTACATACATGAATAGGACAAAAGTTACTAGCAATTGCCATATGTTCGGCTGATGTGAGACGTTCGAATCTCCAGCCGCGGCCATGGGTATAAACCCAGCGAGGAAAGCCACCAAAAGACAAGTCACAAAACCGATGCAAGCCGTACTGGCACCACAATGTCTGCGGTGCACAGCCGTTAATAAGCTATCAGTTTGTTTGTGCGCTTCCGCATTTGCTTTCAGTGAATTATCAACAACACCCATCATGATGGCTGGTAGATGCTTCAGCATGAACTGAAAATCATCACCAAACTCCGTCAACATGCCAGCTAAGATGTGTGGCTGATTATGGAACCCAGGACGCGCGAACTTGAACGTTTTGGATATTGTAGGAGTCCATACCAAAGTGGGAAAGTAAGAGACCGGAATAATCCCTCTTAACCAACTGTAGAATCTCCACCGCAACGAGGTGGATATGATAGTGGACTCTAATCCAATATAACGTATTGTGTCCCAATCGCGTAAACGGGCCGCATATCGAGGTGGGAGGGTTAGAGGTAGCCAATCGCCTTTCGAGGCGCGGATAATAACATACGGACTGTCACCCGCATCTACCAATTCCACTCTTATCTTCGATAACCGCTTCGTCCACAACCATGACAAATCACAATGGGGCTGATAAGGGGCCTCGCTAATGTGGGGATAAAATACAATCTTGTTGTCGTGGTTGCGATACCAAACGGCTTCGCGGTCTCGTCCGTAAGTCTCCACGTCTCCGAATCCAACGAATGGTCGAATGATTATATACACCGCAATTTCTGTGCGATGCAACAACCAACCTAACAAACCTTCATCAAAAGCGTAGACGTCTTGTATGACCATGAAATGACAAGGAGGCACTCGCGTGCCAGCAGTGGAGAACCGATTGACGGACATGTCAATTTGGCGGTTATACACATCAGTTACTTGCGTGTACACCAGGTCTCCAACCCACTTCTTGTTCAAAATTTTCAGATATTTGTGCATCTTTGCGTCACCCCAAACATCACAAATTGCAAGTCTGGACCAAACCCTGCCTATTTCCCCCGACCCGACACTAAGACGACTCATGTGAGTTAACACTTTGAGCCAACACAAGCGACGAGCCGCGGCGGCATTAGGATGTCCCTTTAGACTTGCAACCCAATTGACTTTCACACCTTTAGATTCTAAATCCTCAGCATAATGGCAATGGGACGCTATGATACCAACATCATTGATCACTCGGACGAGCGAACTTTCCTTTTCCTCTTTTTTGACATCCGGATGTTTTTCATCATCCGCATGATCAACGGGCGTGATCTCTAAAACCGTATCACCACGATAGATGGCGTAGTCGAAGCTTTCATTTCTCTCTCCTTCAACTTTAAACGAT